TTTACCAATGAATTGTTCTAAATCTAAAATGGTATAAATTATTTCATCCATTTCAGCAGTAACGATAAATTCAGTTTGTAATCTATCTGAAATTAATTGACGTGTTTTTTCGTCTTTACCTTTCATCCATAAATTATCTTTATCTTCAATTCTTACTAAAGAAAAAATATTTATATCTGCTGGAAAATGTTTTGCTATGTATGCGGAAGTTTTACCACCACTTATACTATTTACTGTTTTCATAATTACACGTTTCTTTTTTCTGATTTTAAAAATGATATGTTTGTACGAATTGCATCGGAGCATCTATAACCTGCATCCATTATCCTACGCAATAGATATAATTCGGGAACCTCTACTTCTGCAAAATTAACCGCCCTGCTTACAGTCATCTTTTTATCAGTTGTTAGTTCGTAAATTCTATTTTCGTATTTCTTTTTAAATATAGCACGTTCACTTTCTAAATAGAATAAAGTTGTGTTTATCTTTTGAAGTAAAAAGTTAAGATTTTCGCCATCGTTTAAACTTACATCGTCATACGCTTGTATGTAGCTTGTAAGGTTTTCAAGTGTTTTTTCAAAGTTTGTCATAGTGTTATTTTAAAATGGTACTTCAGAATTTTCATCATAAGAATTTCCAAAAGCATCAACTGGATTTATAAAAGGTAAATTTTCTTTTTGTTCTATTAGTTCGTTTTTTAAAAGTAAATTATTTGTTTGTATTTTTGTATCTACTTCATAATATCTACCAGAAGGAATATGATAATTAAATTCTAACTCTTTGCCTATTTCTCCCTGAAAAGAATATTTTGTTTTTAAGTTTGTAAAAGTAGTATAATTTTCATCTCCAAAGTATCTATAAATACAAAATCCATCATGTGTTTGATTTCTAAAGTCAGCAGAACCAGCAACATCATAAAGACTTGGTTTTTCATAAATACCCTTATCATTCTTTTTCATCTTTGTTGGGTGTGCAATTACAATAATTAAAACGTTATTTTGTTGTGCAAATTGCGTTAACCTTGAAAGTGTAATACCTATATTCTCACGTTCACTTTTATTGCCTGTAAATTCTACTTTGTTCCATGCATCAACTACAAATATATTAATTCCAAATGAAATAATTTGCTCTTTAAACTTTTCAAATAACCAATCCCAATTTGCAAACTCTCCAACTTCTGGACTTGTTAAATATATTTTTTGGTTTGCCCATTCGTGAAATTGTTTTATTTCTTCTTTACTTACTCTTTCCGTTCCTTGCACATCGTAAAAGTAATTTTTACCAATAACTTTTTGAACAAATGTTGAGTAATGTAATTCCATAGGTTGATGTTCTGGACTAAAGAAACTTGCTTTTAAATCGTTTTCTAAAACATAATTTAAAACTAACCATTCCGTAAAGTTTGATTTACCATGTGAAGGAATACCAGTACCAATACACAAATGACCAAACATTAATTTAAAAATGTTGTTTAATCCTTTCATGCTTTCATTTTTCAATTCTAAACAATTTGGTAAACCTCCATCGTATAAATCAATCATTTTATCATATAAATCTTCACTTGTAAAAGTTCCGCTTACAGGATATTTTTTTGTATTGTAAATTGATTTATTTAAAACACCGCTTTTTAAATCGTCGTTTGCATCTTTACCATCAAATATAACTCTTTCACATCTAAAACGCCCTAAACGTTGTGCTATCTTTTCAGCTACATTGTTTCCACTTTCATCATTATCAGTTGCAATATAAAAACGTTTTATTTCTTTTAAATACTTTTCAGAATTTAACCAGTAGTTATCATTATCGTTTGCACCATTTGGAATAGATATTGCATTTTTAATTCCTATTTCGTAAAGTGCAAGTACATCAAATTCTCCTTCAACAATGTATGCTTCATCTTCTCCAATAATTGAATTTATATTGTAAAAAATTGGTTTACCATTTTTAGATTGTGTGAATTTTTTATCTCCTGAACGATATTTTTTATTTACAAGTGTATCACTTTCAAAATAGTTGAAAACAACATTACTAACTTCTTTGTTTAAACTCGGTTGATAATATTTTTCTTCTGTAATGTTAAAATGATTTAAAGTGTATTGATTTATTTTACGTTCAGTTTCGCACCACTTAACCAATTTATCAGAAAGTTTAGTGTAATTTTTCCATTCTTGACTTGGTAATGTATAATTGTTTTTTACAATTGATTTTTCTACACTATCACGAAAAAATAAAGCAGTACAACCATCGTTAAAACATTTTGCCGTTCCGTTATTATGCCAAACAGTTAAACTCTTATCTGATTTGTTTTTTCTACCATCATGACATGCAGGACATTTTATCTTTTCAGTTCCTGCTGACTTCTTTAATTGAAGTAAATCCCAATTTTGTATATTTGCCATAATTAAAATGCTAAACCTGAATCACGAATGCCTCCAGTAGGTTTTCTATATTCAGAAGTTAAATCTTTTTTAAACCAATCACTTTCAAAACCGCCCCAACTTTTTTCAATACATTTTTCCAATACTTCATTTATTGAATGACCGCTTTTTTCTACTTGTTTTATAAACTTATTAAAAGCAGTTTCAGTATTTGTGAGTCTTTTATTTTTTCTAACCTTAATCCAATCAGATACAAGTTGTTTTTTACCACCGTATTTAATTAATGAATGGTAAAAACTAAAATCAGGCAAAGCCTCTATATTTTCTTTTATTTCATTTACACTATCATTAACACTTACACTTACATTTACACTATCACTTACAGTTGAATTTGTTGAAGTTTGTTGTACAAAATCAACATTTGTTAAATTTGTTGAAGTTTGTTGTGTTAATTTAGCTAACTTTTTAGCTTCTGCACTTGCTTTACCAGCTATAGAACGACCTTCTTTTGTTTGTTCCCACTTCTTTAAATCACGTTTTAATTGTAATTTAATCATTTCAAAAACAATAGCAATAGAATTATCAATAATTGGATTTTCATCATTTACATAAGCAAATAATGTTTTTAAAAGTAGTCCAGCTTGTTCATTTGTCATTAAATCTATAATAGATTTACTATCTGAATAAAGAACAAAAGAAGTTTTATCTTTAGCCATTTTTACCTCCTCTTAATTTAGATTGAACATGTAATAATGTTCCAATTAATGAATGTAAATCTTCTAAATCTAAAAAAATAAATTCACTATCAATAGATAAACAAATTTTCTTATCTTTTGTAAAATCTTCAATAGATAATGATTTAATAATACTTTCATTTAAAACTTCAATAGAATGTGTCATAATATAAATTAGTTAAATTAAAAAATCCCATTCATTCGGCAGTAGTGTGAGACGTGCCTCCTGAATAGGATTCTATATAATATTTTCTATGTATGTAATGCGTCTCACTTCATTACTTATGCAAATATACAAAAAAAACAATACAAAAAACAAAACCGCTAATTTATTTTAGCGGTTTATTAAATTAATTTATTAAATGTACTTTAGTTAATATTTCTTCTCCAAGTTTTAACGCTTCATCTTTTGTTAATGTTTTAAGTTTTGAATCTTCATCATAAATATAAACAATATCAGCAAAATCATAAAGACATAAATTGTAATTAGTAGCTTCAAATCTAACATCTGATTTTGATGGCTTTTTAGCGAATTCAATTAATTTATTGGCAAAAACTTCAGCGGTTGATTTTTTATAAAATACAATAGAACCAATGTCTATTATGTGTTTATATTTTTCATTTTTATAGCCATAATAAAACATAACAAAACTTGAATTACTTGATGTCGATTTTGATATGTCATAGCCTAATTCACTTTTAAAAAGCAATTCTGTTTCAGTTTGTTGAGCGTACATTGACGCTGATAACAATAATAATAATATATATTTTTTCATAATAATAAGTTTTTAAAACCGCTCTTTCGAGCGGTTTATTAATAATTAAAAAGGTAAATCAGAAGCATCTACAATGTCAGCTTCTACAACAGGTATTTCTAAAGGTGTGCTTTCTTTTAGATTACCAAAGTAAAACTTATCTTCCTTTGTTGCGCCTTTAAAATTGCTTTGAAAAGATGCACAATTGCCGTACTTATCCACCTCATCGTTAACATAAACTCTTACGTTTAAATAGATTTTACCATTTTCGTTTTTGGTAAATGCTTTGTTACCTGATTTTGCTTGTTCTAATAGTTTAGAAAAGTCAATTGAACCATAAAAACTTTGTGCCATAATAAATAAAATTAAAGATTAATAAATTCTTGTTGTTGTTGTGTTGTAATTGTGTATTTGGATTTGATTTGTTCCAATGAAAAGCCACCTTGTTTTGCTTTTAGTAAAATTTCAGTTGTTGCATTTGGTTTGTTTTGAACTGCTTTTTGTCCGTCGTCGTCATCTGCACCTACGCACACAAAAGATTGCAATGCGTAACGTCTTGCGTAGCTTATTCCACTACCTTGTGCTTGTGCATCGTTTTGCTTGTTGTAGATGATTTCAGTAAGCGAGTCCATTAACTCGCCTGATTCGTGTAATAAAATAGTTTTTACAAAGTTTTTACCATCAACGTGTACAATTGGTTGTAGTACACTAATTCCGTTTTCGTTTAACGTAGGTATAACTGCCTCACGGATTGCGTTTAAATCAGCGTATTTTGATTTAAAGAATGGATTTGTAGCACCCTTTTTAGGATTGCTCATTTCAGATTGTGCCTTAAGTAAGGCGGTTGCAATTTGTTTCATAAGATAAAGATATTTAATTAATTAAGATTTTCAAAGATAAGAATTAAAACGATATACTCAAAGAACTTTTGCGTATATTTTCGCTTACTTTTGGTACTTCGCAAATATTTAAATAATTTTGTTGATAATTATAGGCTTCTATTTCAGTATTAAATCTACCTAAATTTTTAACCTTATTATTAATAAATACTTTTGCTACCCATTTATTTCTTGTTTTATCAAAAAAAATATTATTATATATTGAAGTAACTTTTTTTCTTTTAATTATTATATTTTCATTTTTTTCAATTGCTTTTAAAGCGTTAATATAATATTTACTAGCTTCAATTTCAGTATTAAAAGAACCTAAAGTTATTCTTTTTTTATTAAAAACTATTCTTGAAATCCATTTATTAATTTTTTTACAAAATCTAACTCCAACATATTTTGAACTTGATTTTAAATGTTTTCTATTTGAATTTTCTCTTGTTGTTACTATTTCTAAATTAGTAATTTCATTATTAGTTTTATTAAAATCCTTATGATTAACAACTAAATTACATCCACAAGGTTTATGATTTAAAAAAGCCATTGCAACTGCTTGATGAACTTTAATTGTTTTTCTTTTTTGTTTGTTTGTAGCTATAAAATATTTATAACCACAAACACCTTTATAAGGTTTTAAAATTTTTTCTTTACCATAATGTAAACTTTTTACATTACCTAAATTGCTTACTTGATATATTCCTTCGTAGTTTGGAATATCTTTAAAAATTTCATTCATAATAAAAAATAAACCCTTTAATCAGCACCGCCAAGTAAACTGAAAAAAGGGTTTTAATTAAACTTTTAAATCTTGGCGGATTTCAAATACAAATATACAAATTAAAATGATATACTTAAACTTGATTTACGAATATTTTTTGAAACTTTTGTGACTTCTATACCATTTTCATCAAATATTAATTCTTTTGAATTAGTTGCTACTTTTATTAATTCAGCACGTTGTTTTAATTTTTCTTGTAATTCAGCATAAAACCAATCTTCAATATAATTTAAAGTTTCACCGCCATTGCGATACGTTCCTTTGATTCCGAATGCTTCGAAGTTTTCCGCTGGTAAACTATTTTTAAGTTCATCAGTAACAATTGATAGTACTTCGTTTACTCTGACTGCTTGTGCGAATAATTCCATTTTATCCATTTCACCACTATCTAATAAGTTAGTAGTAAATTTCTTTGCAGAAAGTTGTAATTCTTTACGACTTGGTAAGAAGTTATTAGTGTTAACTTCCTGTTCTTGCATCATCATTAATAAATTTTTTGTTGCTCCCATAATTTTAAAGTTTTAAATTTTGTCAAAGATATAAAATATTTTTTTATTAATTCAATTTATTTTTTTTATTATAAATTATTTTATGGTATACTTTATTAACCGATTCCTTATTCGTTCCCATTTTGTAGTAGTAATCTAGTACTCTTTTAATTCTTTGTAATGGTGATTGTTTCATTTTAAAAAACGATTAGCCTATACATCGTGAGGTTTTAAAGATAAGTTATATAAAATCAAATCACGTAATTAATATTATCTTATCTTTTGGTTAATTAAAATAAAGTCAAAGTTGCATTCATTTCTTCAACGCAATCTTTATGGTTTTTTGAATTAAGAGCAAAGTAAGATTCTTTTAATTCAATTGATATACTTTTACGATTCATTTTTAAAGCACAAAAACCCTCGCTACCAATCCCACCAAAAGGACTAAAAACTGTTTCATTTTCATTTGAATATAAATGTATTACTCTTTCAATAGTATCTAATTGCAAAGGACAAATATGCTTTTCATCATTTCCATCTCTACCACTTCTATATTGTAAGGTTCTTGAATAATCAATGTCATACCAAACAGGACTTGCATATTTTTGCCACAAATCAACTGGTAAATAATCTCTTTGGCTTGCGTCTTTATCTTGATGAGTTATTGGAGTTTCATTTTCTCCCTCGTTTCTAAAAAATAAAACATAATCAGGAATACCTACCCTTGTCATTGAACTATCTTTTTTAATAGTTTTATGAAGTAAACCAAGTGCCTTTGTTCTTTGCATTTCAGTTACAGGATTTTTCCAAATTGTAACCCTTGAATGATAAATAAAACCCTCACTTTGAAACCAATCAATTAACATTCCGCTAAAATCACGCAAACCAATATAACCTTCTTTACCTTTTTGAATTGGTAAATCCATACAATGAACTGCACAAATACGCCCACTTTTAAGAACTCTTTTTAACTCAGGAATAAGATATTTAAAATGTTGTTCAAATTGCTTATAATCGCTAACATTACCCATGTCCTCTTCTTTGTCTGAATAAACGTATAACTCGGCAAAAGGCGGACTAAAAACAACTAAATCAGCTGAATTATCTTGTAACTTTTTACTTTCTTGAACGCAATCACCATTTAATAAATGATAATTATCTGTTTTAATTTCTTTTTTATTTATCATAACTTTTGATTTTGCACTTTTATAATCGGCTTCACTTGAGTATTTTGACATTTCTTGTATCATTTCAAAATGTCTTTGTTGTTTTTCTAAAATAGTACTTCTTACATTAGTTTGACTTTCAGGAACTAAAATATGAACTTTAACTTTTTTATTTTGACCAAATCTATACGAACGCCTAACGGCTTGATAAAATGCCTCAAATTTAAAATCATAAGAAGTAAAAACCATATTACAACAGTTTTGATAATTCATTCCAAAAGATGCAATACTTGTTTTTGTAATTAAATTTTGAAATTCATTTTTAGCAAATCCGTTTAGGTATTTAGCTTTATATTCTGGACTATCAGAACCTTGAACATTAATACTATTTTTTAATTGTTTTTTTAATACTTCCGCTTCATCATTTTTTAAAGTCCATATTAACCATTGCTCATCTGAATTATTAACAAGCTCTTTTGTTTTTTCAATTCTTAAATCAAAAGAACGTTTTAAATCTTTGTGTAAATCAGTAGCACTAACCGCAACATCTCCGAATAAAGTTTCTGTATTATTTTCAACAGGAATAATATGCTCTATAAATTCAATTTCAGGTAAATCATATCCTTGATGTGAAAATCCTAATGTATCAGGTTTATCACAAGCCATTGACCATGTACAAACATATTTCCAGAATGGGTCTTTTGCGTGCTTTCTTAATCTCCATTTTGAAGTTTCTCCTCCATCATGAACAAAGAACATCGCTAACATTTCTAAATAACTCATAGCCCCTAAAAATTCAGAATGTTGCCCTAATTCCATATGGTCGTTTGGTGATGGTGTAGCGGTACAAGCTAATTTATAAGGTGTATTTTTAAAACTCGATATAATAAGACTTGACAATTTACCATCTCTACCTTTTAAAATAGAGCTTTCATCTAAAACAACTCCAGCATATTGATTGATATTTTCAATATTTTTTAACTGGTCGTAGTTTGTAATGTCAAAACTATCTAAAGAAATACCAAACTTTATAGCTCATCTTTTGTTTGCTCTACAACCGCTAAAGGTGCTAAAACCAATACTTTCTTTTTAGTTTCATTAAATACAGCTTCTGACCAACTTAACTGCATTAAAGTTTTACCTAAACCACAATCAAAGAATAAAGCAAATTTACCTTTTCTTAAAGCCGTTTTAACTGCGTACTTTTGAAAGTCAAATAAGTTTGAATTAAGGTTATTTTCTTCAATATCGAATCCACTTTCGATAAATGTTTTTTTCTTAGTGTCTAAAAATTTTTCATATTCTGTCATAACTTATTTATTTTTTCAATTTCTAATTTTTTCCAAGTTCCGTTTTTTAATCTACTGTCTAAAGTAGGTCTGCTGATTCCTAATTTTTCAGAGAGTTCTTTTTTTTCGTACTTCAAAAGAAGTAATTTAATTTTTTCTTCCATTTGTAAAATTTTTTACGTTATTAAGTTTAAAAATAGCGGACACTATATCCGCTTTGTTGAGTACAAATATATAAATTTATTTTAATAAATACCTAATTTTTTTATTTTTTATTTCATCAGGTGTATTATTAGCCACTTCAATAGCTTTTAATCTGTTATCTTTTTGGATTTCGTAAGCGGTCGGGATTTTTTTACCAACCATTACTATACTTTTACGTTTTGATAATTTGCTCATATGTTTTAAAATCTTCGTTAGTCCAGTTTTTGTAAACTTTATCGTTTAAATATGTGTTAATTTTTCTTAAATTTTTAGCCACTTCTAAAATGTGCGGTCTTTTAATTTTTGATTTTATTTCGTCTATTTTATTTTTTCTAATTGTTACAATGTTAGGCTTTGATAATTGTTTCACTTTTATTCTTAATGCATCAAAATCGTTTTTTTCTTTAACTTTTAAAAATAAAAACTCTTTAGATTTTTTAAGTAATGATTTGTCCTTTTTTTGGTAACATTCTAAAATTAATTTAAAGTAAACATCATTCTTATAATTGTTGTAGGTTCTTAAAATGTAGAAAACAGTTGTCCTATCTTTTTTAAGATTTTCAGCTATTTCTATAATATTCATATTTTCAATATTTTCTTTTGTATAGATTGCTCTCAAATAAACAAATAATTTATCTCTTTTATTTGTTGTGATGTCTATTCCGTAAAAATCTTTTATTTCTTCTGTTGTCATTTTATTTTTCTTTTATTAGGTAATACCATAGCCAAATTATTTTTGACCTTAAAATTTCGTATGCAATCCATATTAAAATGTACTTCATAATCCTTTTTGGTTTTTATAGATTTCTAATAGTTCTTTAACATCTAAATTTATAGTCATCCATTGACCCTTATCAAAATACCAATTTAAAAACTCAATAGCGTAATCATCTGCTATTTGTTCTATGATTTCTGCCGTAGGTGTGTAAAGTCTTGAATAATCAGTTGGCTTATTACTATGTGCTTTTTGTATTTTTTCTATTAATTTCATGATTCTAATTTTAAAAGTTTCATTACCTCATCAGGTCTTTTTGCATACTCTTTTAGGATTAAATCCATTTGATGATAATCTGTAAGCACTCTTTTACTCATAGTTTCAAAAAGATTTTCCATACTTTTAAAAACTTCATCTACTCTTTGCGTATCTACATCATCTACCTTTTCAAACTCTTTACGTTCAGCATTAATTAAAATGTTAATACAGGGTCTTAAAACCTCTTTTAAACGCCCTTTATAGTATTTACTATGCTTTAGTATTTCGTTACAATGTAATGCGTATTGATTCGCTAAAATGCTTTTTGCTAAAGCGGTGTTAAATACAATTTCTAAATATTCTTGTTGTGTTACTTGTTTAGTTTCCATTTTCTTGTAACCATAATTTAATAACGTTAATACTTTTTTCCAAATCTGTTTTAAATTCGCCTTTTTTTTCGGCTCTTTCTAATCTTTTTACAATATCAAAAAGATATGGATTCCAATTTCTTTCTGTTGCTACTTTGTAAAGCGTTCCTTTACTATTATCGTAGTGTTTTGGTGTGTCTATTGCTTCGTCTAAATGTATCATAGTTTTTCTATTTCTTGTTTTACTTCTTGCCAATAATTAATTGTTGAATATACATCAGTATTAAATGGATTTGAATGTGGATTACTTGTAATAATATAATCAACTGTTATTAATGCACAAAATTTTGCATTACTCCAATACCTGTTAACAAGTAATCGTTCTTTATCAATCCTTGAATAAAATTTATTTACTAATTCTTGTGCTTTTTCTTGTGGTGTCATTATTCGTAAGATTTAATAAATTGGTCAAGTGCGTTTTTTTCGTTTGGTGTTAACTCGCTTAATATTTTTCCGTTAACTGTCCATTTTCCGTTAATTACTTCGATTGTTAGTTTCATATTTCTTTTATTTCTCTAATTTTTACTAATCTGAATGCTTCTCTGAATGATTTGTATGCCTCATCAAAATTGGAAGCTACTATTTCAACTTCTCTATCGATGCACTCGTCTCCTGTTTCCTTCCAAAAATAAACTCTAAATTTTTTCATAATTAATTGTTGTTAAAAAGTTCGTCTAAAATTGTAATAAAATCTTTGTCATACTTTGTTAAGTCTTGAACTAAATGATGTGCATCAGACACGTTTAAATTAGTCCATCCGAAAGTATTTTTTAGGTTTGTAATAATACTACCATATAACGTTGGATATGTTATTTGGTTGCTTAATAATTTAAATTGATTTCTTTCTGATAATCGTTCCCAAAGTGTTTTCATAATTATTGTTTTTTAAAGATTAATATTCCACAAATTAGTAATGCACCCGACATTACTAAAAAATTATCG